AACGCGGTATCACTCATAAACCGCCTTCCCCTAACACACGTTGCGTTACGGTTTGCGCAAAAACCTCGCTATAACGGGCTTGGTTGCGCGTGGCTAAGCGGGCTAATTGGAAGGTGGCTTTAATACCGGGGTGTAGTATGCGGCGTGGTGCTATTAGCCCGGCACTGTTCATCTTACGCACGGCTGCCGTACCGTAACGCTGCCCTTCATGCGTCCACGCTTTCAGCATGTGGCGTTTCGCGCCTTGTTCCAGAAAACGTAAGACATAATCTTGCGCTTGCGGTTTACCGCCCCGGCTCACCTTGCGTACTCCACCGATTTTTAAAGCGGCTATTTCACCGCTACGCTTACGCAACACACGATAGGCAATCGACTGGCGTAATTTACCACTACGTTTAGACACAATGGCTTTTAAGTCTTGGCTCACCGCTTTACCGACTGCCGCTGTCGCTTGGCGAAACCCTTTAAGCTGTAGCCGACGCGGTACAGTGGCAAGCCGTTGGTTTAACGCGGTCACTCCGGCGATTTCAAGCCGCATAAATGCCCCCTTGTTGCCCTTCGGCAAGCAATTGTAATTCGCGCCCTAAGCCATTTTGGTCGAGCACTTGTTGGATTAAAAAGCGTTGCCCTTGGTATTCGAGTTGCCAACCGGCTTGCACATCGGCGCGATAACGCAGAATAAAGCGGGTTTGCGGTTGGTAATGGGTTTGATCGGCACTGTAGGTTGCCGTGCCATTCACAGGTTCAACCCCTGCCCATACGGTTGCCACGTTCAACCATTGCAGTTGTTTCTCGCCTAAGGCGGTTTGCACAAGTTGCGGTTGCCACAAAGTGATTAAATGGCGTAAACGCGCGGCTCGCATTACGCCAGCCATCCCTGCCGATAGGCATCTAATAACCATGTGTAAGCAAACGGGACATCGCGCACCTGTAAGGGGCTGCTGGCTTCTCGATTTTCATACCAATGCGAGGCAATTAGCACAATGGCTTGCTTTAAATTGGCGGGTAAAGGGTCTAGCCCTGCGTGATAGTCCACCCATACGGCAGCGGGTTGTGCGGTCACGCGGGGCCAGTCGGTAACGCTGCTATACAGTTGGTTCAGCACTAAGCGGGTTTGTGCCAGCGGGTAGCTTTGGGCTTGCTGGTTTTCATCCCAGTAGCCCAGTGCTTGCACTTGTTGCGCATCGGGATGCAAGCTTAAACAAGGGGCAAAGCCTGCAAAGTATTGGCGCACGGTACAGTTTGCCAAATAACGCCCCGTGTAATGCTCAGCATCTGCCCGCGCGGCACGAATCAAGTCTTGCAGTAAGTCGCGCTCTACCCCGTCATAACTAGCCCCAGTAAAGAGGCGCAAATTCCGCGCTAATTCGTCGACACTGACAGGTTCAAGACTCGGCGCGATCAGCACTTGCATTAGGCTTGGGTCGCTAACTTGTGTGCTAACAACCACTGGGCGCGGCTGGCATTAAATCCGGCGATTTCCCCCGCGTTATAAATCCCCCACGGTTTGAGAAACTGCACTACCAACGGTTTGCCGTCATCCGGCAAGGGTGCGGGATTAGGGGCGGGCGGCTCGATATTAGCGGTTTCCGTTGCACCGGCTGCATTGGTTTTAGGGTCTGCCATGTTTAAGCCCCCCAAGTTAATGCAGTAAGAATGACCACCGACGCATCGTGGCGAATACCAAAGTCATGCGCCGACACCACGCGAATTAAGGTTTGATTGCGGCTAAAGGCAGAAACTAACGCGCCCGTGCCGGGGTCGAGATAGCTGGCTTCTTTGGAAATGGCAATCGTGGTTTGTTCCGCGTCGCCAATGACCACATCCACAAAGTCGACTAAATACAGTTCGCTTTGGTTGGCACTCGCACCTAAGTTTGAAGGGATTTGCGTGGTGACTTTAAACGGCTTGCCGCGTAATTGTTGGTTGGCAATTTCAGGAAACACGCTATTGCCATTGCCGTCCACCAGATTCATTAAGAAAATATAGGTGCGCGGTGACATCAACCAACCGGGGCGTAGCATCCGCACATGGGCATTAAGCAAGGCTAATTCGAGTTTACCTAAATCAGTTTTGACTTTTTGCACGCTTGACCCGTCACTGGCCACGATTAGGTTAGCCGCCGGTGCGAGGTTGCGTAAGCCTTTGGGCGTGCTATTGCTGCCATCGCCGCGAATAAAGGCTAAATCTTCGCGCAAGCCCATACTGCCCACCATATCGGCGGTAATCACGCGCTCAATTGCGGGGTTAATGCCAGAATAGTTTAATAATTGGTTGCTAACCGGCACGAGGGTGGCCAAGTTTTTCGCGCTTAATTGCAAATCACCGAAGCTTTGTTGGCTGACTGGAATATCCACGCCTTCGCCAATGTAGTTGGAGCTTGCACCACCCGCCATTTTAGGCATGGTTAAAGTGCCATTGGGCATGGGTAAGACGGTGGGATGCATGGCGCGAATTACCGATTGCGGTTCTAATAGCTCGATAATATCCGCCATAAAGGTTTGCGGAATGAGCACGCCGCCTGCACTGCCGGTGGTGGTATTTAAGGCCATTGCCACGTCGCTATCACCTAACACCGTTTCCGCATAATGCGCGGCTTCCCGTCCGGCTGCCCCTATTGCACCTATCGCTTTAATCATGCGGGCGACTTTCGCGCCTTTAATGTCGGGGCGTTTGGCTTCAGTTTGGTAAGCATAGGGGTTGGTTTGCGGCATGCCAGCGGGTAACGGTTTGGCACTGAGTGCCGCCATGTGTTCGGCGGCTTCAAGGCGTTGGATTTGGGCGGATAATTGCTGAAAATCTTGCTGAATTTGGGCAAATTGTGCCAATTCTTCCGCGCTGAGACGCTCGCCTTGCGCTTCTTTGCTGGCTAAGGCTTGGGCTTGTTCATTCAATTGGGCGCGTTGTTGGCGCAGATCATTAATATCGGGCATGAAGCTCTCCTGAAGCTAATTGCATTTGCAAATGGGCGGCTTGTAAACCTATGCGGCGAGGGCTGCTGGTTGCGGCAGGGCGTAAACGTGCCGCAATCTGGTTAATCGCCTCTTGGGGGTGGGCAACTTGATCGGCTAAGCCCACGCTTAAGGCTTGTGAACCGCGATACAGGGCGGCTTGTGTGTCACGCACTGCTTGGGGGGTTAAGCCACGATTACGCGCCACGGTTTCCACAAACAGGGCGTATAACTCGTCTAGGCTTTGGTTGAGGGCGGCGGCGGCTGTATCGCTGAGCGGTTCATAGGGGCTTAGGTCGTTTTTATGCTCGCCGCGATAAAAGGTGGTGATTTTTAAACCTTGATTGGCCACCGCTTGGCTTAAATCCACATGCGCGGCAATCACGCCAATCGAACCCACGCCGCTGGTACGCGATACCACAATTGAATGGCAGGCTGAAGCCAGCATATAACCCGCTGAATACGCGGCAAAGTTAACCAAGGCGGTGATGGGCTTTTGCTCACGGGCTTGGTAAATGCGTTCGGCTAAGTCAAAACAGCCGACCGCTGCCCCGCCGGGGGTATTCATATCCAGCACAATATGTTCTACCTCAGAACTGGCTAAGGCCACATCCAATTGCGCGGATAACTTCTCATAACTGGCGACTTCCATACACGCGGCGTTAATCGTGCCGCGCCGTGGGGTAAGAATGCCGTGTACCGGCAAAATCGCCACGCCTTGATGGGTGCTTGTTTCGACGCTGGCTTGATCGAGTGCTTGATAACGCGGGTCGATTAACTGGGTTTCCGCGCTGGCTTGCCCCAATAAACGCGGCATTAACGCTTGTTGCACGGCTTCCAATAAGGTTGGAGTACACAGCAATGGCGTGTTTAATACCATGCTGGCAAGATGCGGGTAATTTAACCACGTCATGCGCTTTGTTCCTGAATATCAGCAAGTTCCTGCTGTAAGGGAGTGGTGCGTAAGGGGTTGCTACCCGCTTGCACCATGTTTAAGGGTTGTAAGTACACATCCCCACCGGGTACGGGGGCTAAGTTTTCCATACGGCGAATATCGTTGACGCATAACCAGCCCCATTGCCGCCCTTGGGCATAGGCATTGAAGCGGGTTTGTAAATCGCCACGCATTAAACCGGAGACATTAAATTCCACATAGTGACCGGCTTTGCGTTCTTCCGTGGTGAGCAAATCGCGCATTAAGGCGGCTTCATGGCGGCGTATCCACGGCAACAGGGTGTAAATCACAAACTGCAAGCCTTGATGTTCGATATTGCTAAAAGTGGCTTTGTCTAACAGTTGGATCATGTGCGGCGGGATGTTATACAGGCGGGCAATTTCACCAATGCTATGCACGCGGCTG